GATACCCACCGGGCGGTTGAGGCGGGAACGACCGGCATCTTTTACGACGCGGTCGAGGCACCATCGCATCTCGACGGGGTCGAAGTCACCGAAGAATCCGACGATGTGACGTTACGGCGGGCGCTCGAGGTTCCCTATCAGGGGTGCTGGTGGATCGACTTGGACCGCATCGTGGCGGATATCCGCGACCCGGATATGCCGTGGTCGGATGCGGAACGGTTCTTTTTCAACTGGAACCGTAAGGGGGAAGGCAAAGCGGTCGACCCGCGACGGTGGGCGGAACTCGCGACCCCGGCCCGTGTCGTCGAGGACGGCGCACATATCGGGGTCGGGTTCGACGGGTCCGTGTCGAACGACGCGACCGCCCTCTACGGTTGCACCCCCGACGGGTACTCGTTCGAGATAGCCGTGTGGGAACGCCCCGTCGACAGCTTCGGTGCCCCGGTGCGCGAGTGGCGTGTTCCCCGCGCCGCCGTGAAAGCGAAGGTAGCGGAGACGTTCAGCCGGTACCGGGTGGGGCGCATGTTCTGCGACCCGCCGAAGTGGTATTCGGAGATCGAGGAATGGGCGGAGGAGTACGGCGACGAAGTCGTCCTCGCTTTGGATACAAACTCACCCGCCCGGGTCGGCCCGGCTACGGACCGCTGGCTGACCGCGCTCCGTGAAGGTACTCACACGCATGACGGGTCGGATACGTTGCGCCGCCACGTCGAGGCCGCCCAGTTGGAGAAGTTGCGGTCCCGGGCCGACGAAAGCGACGGCCGTACGATGTACCGGCTGGTGAAGGGTGTCGACGGCCGCAAGATCGACGCTGCCGTCGCTGACGTCCTCGCCTACGAGGCGGCGATGACGATGCCGGCCCACGAACCCGCCGAATCCGACCTGTTTTTCGTTTGAGGAGTGCTGCATGGCCGCAATCCTCGCCATTCTCGGCGCGTGTCTCATCACTCTCGGTGTCGCCCTGTTGTGTTGGGAGGCGGGCATCATCGCCGCCGGCGTGTTCCTGTTGGGCGCCGCCGCGTTCGTTGACCTCACCGTCGAGTACGAATACGTCGAGCCTGAGCAGTGAGCGTCCTCCGTAAAGCGTTCGGCCTCGAGGAGCGGGCGTTCACGCAGCCGGACACGTACGCGCAGGGCGCTTGGGGTCAAGGCATGGTGTGGCATGGGGTGAGCCCGTCGGGGCCGCCGACGACACCGGAACAGGCGATGCGGTTGACGGCCGTGTTCGCCTGCCTGCGGCTCTTGTCGGAGAACGTCGCGACGATGCCGATCGACACGTTCACCCGCCGGGAGGGTGCCCGCTACGCGGTCGCCCGCCCTCACTATCTTGACTTCACCGAACCGGGCCTGTCCCGCATCGACTACCTATCGCAGCTCATGTTGTCGCTCCTCACCGACGGCAACGCCTATGTGGGCACGATCCGCGGCGGGGACGGCGCACTCGTCGAGCTCGTCGTCCTCGACCCGACGCTGGTGACGGTGACCCGCAAAGACGGTGTCGTCCGTTACCAGATCCCCGACGGCCAGTACCTCGATCCGGTCTGGGATGTGATGCATATCAAGGGGATGTGTCTCCCCGGCCGGATCACGGGCGTCGCCCCCATCGTGTACGTGGCGGAAACCGCCGGCGTCGGGTTGGCGGCGCAACGATTCGGGGCGTCGTTCTTCGACAATGGCGCGCTTCCGAGCGTGTGGCTCGAGCAGCCGGGGCCAGAAGACCGCGAGAAAGCGAAGCGGATCTCCGAAACATGGAACGCCGCCCACCGCGGGGCGGGCAACGCGAACAAGTTCGCCGTCGTCACCGGCGGCGGGCAACTACACGCGATTTCAATCGCTCCCGACCAGGCCCAGTTCCTCGAAACCCGCCAGTTCACCGTCCCCGACGTTGCCCGCATCTTCGGTGTCCCCCCCCACCTGATCGCCGACGCGTCGAACTCGACGAGCTGGGGGACAGGGTTAGCGGAGCAGAACACGGCGTTCGGTCAGATGTCGTTACGGCCGTGGGTGGAACGCATCGAAGAGGGACACGACCGGCTGTTGATTCTCGACGGCCGCCCCGACGTGTTCCTCAAACTGAACATGGATGGGGTGCTACGCGCGTCGCTGCGTGAACGGTACGAGTCGTACGAGATCGGTATCAAAAACCGGGTGCTCACGTCCGACGAGTCCCGCGTCTTCGAGGATCTGCCGCCGTTACCGTCGAAGATCGACCCGATCGACATTGAGGCGGTCGGGCAACTCATCCGCGCCGGGTTCGACCCCGCCTCGGCGCTCGCCGTGCTCGGACTGCCGCCGATCAAACACACCGGGACTTTGCCGGTCACTGTCCAACCCGAAGAGATGCCAGCGCCGGCAACGAACGGAGCGAGACAACATGCCTGACGTCGAGATCCGCACGTTCACCGACCCGGTCGAATGCCGCGCCGAAGACGGGAAAGTCACCGCGACCGGCACCGCGATCCGCTACGGCGCACTCTCCAAGAATATGGGTGGGGTGGTGGAGCGGATCATGCCCGGCGCCGCCGACAACGTCCTCGAGGGCCGCAACATTGTCGCCTACCACGAACACAACGACCGCACCAAACTCCTCGGCAGCACCGGTTCGGGTACGTTGCGGCTGTTCAACTCGCCGACCGAGCTCCGTTACGAGATCGACTTGCCGGACACGACCGCCGGCCGTGACGTCGCCGTCCTCCTCGAGCGGCGCGACATCGCCGGCGCCTCGTACGGGTTCCTCTCCAACAAAGCGGCGGATAAGTGGTCCCGCCACACGGACGGGCTCGCGTTGCGGTCGGTGCATGAGTTCAAACTGTTCGACCATGTGGCGTTGACGTGCGCGCCTGCCTACCCGTCATCGTCGGCAGAGTTGTCGATGACGTTACGTTCCCTCGCTGACGCGACCGGTTCGGATATGGCTGTCCTGTTGGACGCCGCCGAACATCGGGAGCTCGCGAACCTGATCGACTCGGCCGAAAACCGAGACGAACCACCAGCCGTAGATGAGCGCGTCTTGCGTCCTCGTATGAGCTGGCTGCTGTAGCGGCCCACCGCACTCGCCCGAGCCGTCACCGTTTCTAGTCCTTTGGAGGACAATCGTGTCTAGTGCTCTCGAAACGATCAAGGGCGCAACCACGCGCCGGAAAGACATTCAGGGCGAGTTGCGTTCCATCGACGAAGCCGCCGACGCCGACAAGCGGGTCTACACCGAAGACGAAGCCGCGAAGATCGCCGAACTCCGCTCGCAGCTCGAGCAGGTCGACAGTCGGGTGATGACCGCCCTCGAGATCGAGATGCGTTCCGCGGATATCTCGTCGGGGATGGAACACCTCGCCGGAGCGATGCTCGACAGCCAGAGCGGCGAAGTGGTCGATACCCGTTCGATCGGCGCACGGTTCGCGCACGCCGACGGCTACGCGGAGTGGGCGCAGAACGCACGCGGCCAGTTCACCCTCGACCTACCCGACCTCGACATGCGTGCCGTCACCGACGTCACCACCGGGGCGACGTCGGCGGGTGCGTTCATCGTCCCGACGATGCTGCCCCGCGTCGGCATGGATTTCCTCAACCGCCGCGTCTGGTTCTCCGACCTGATCCCCCACATCCCGGTCCCGTCCGGGTCGGTCGAGTATGTGCAGGACACGAGCCCGCTCGCTGACCTTGCCGACAAGGCAATCGAAGTGACGGAAGGTTCGGCGAAGCCGCAGGCGGGTCCGACGTTCTCGCTGATCACCGAACCGATCGCGACGGTCGCCGCGTGGGCGAACATCACCCGCCAAGCCGCCGCGGACGCTCCCCAAGTGCAGGGGTACCTCGACACCCGCATCCGCTACTCGCTACGGCGCCGCGTGGATGGGCAGTCGATCAACGGGAACGGCACCCCACCGAACCTGAAAGGCCTCGCGAACCGGACCGGCATCCTCACCAACGCGCCCGGCTCGGCGGAGGCGCGGGCGATCACGATCCGCCACTCGATCACCCTGATGGAAGCGCAAGACTCAGTGCCCGAGATCATCGTGTTGAACCCGGCCGACGCCGAAATCTTCGACTTGACCAACGCGACGAGCGCCGGTTTGCACGCCGTCGTCGACAACGTGACCACCGGGGAAGGCGCCTACGCGGGTGCCCCGTCCCGGTCGGCGTGGGGGTTGACGCAAGTCCACTCGAACGCGATCGCGTCAGGGACGGCGCTCCTCGTCGACCCGACCGCCGTCGCCTACCTCGACCGGATGCAACCCACCGCGTTCATGACCGACAGTCACGCGTCGAACTTCATCTCGAACATCCTCACGCTGCTTCTCGAGTTGCGGGTCGGGTTGGCCCTCTTCAACCCGAAGGGTGTCCTCAAAGCAACGTTCAACGGAACCACGTAGCCGTCCGGGTGCGGCCGGCTGTCCTTCCGCCGGTCGGTCGCACCCGCTCTACCTCGAAGGAGCCCCGGTATGGGTTTTAGTCGTGATGGTCCCAACGTCGACGAACGGTGGCTGATGGCCGGCCTC